GATGTCACGGAGGTACTGTTCGGCTTTTAATTTCGGAAGGTTACCCACATCAATATAAAAAATGCGGCGCTCGGGAGCACGACTGATACGATAAATGACGGTAGCATCTTCAATCATCCTTAATTGGTTGAGAGGTTTAATTGCTTTGTGTAGATACGATAAAACTACAGCACGCCGTGAATCCATAAGACCTGAAACAACCGAAATTATAGAGTCGGTTGTGATTCGAACACCAACAGGACCATAATTACTGGATGATCCTGATACCACTTTGTCATTATAGATGTAATATTCATTATAAACATCTACAATTTCAGCACCAGTTTGTTCATCTTTCTTCTTTTTAATCTCACGAACTTTTCGAAGTTTGCGTGGATCAATATATCTTAATTCTTTAATACCAGCAACAGGATTTTGTTTATCTATAATCACATTATAATATAATCTACCATCAATATAATAACGGCGGAATATATCTTGTGCCATATGTTTATAGTTAAACAAACGTAGTATGGTACCAAATTCTTCTTTGATTGCTTTTTTGATTTTGTCTGGTTGTTCTAGATCATCCAAAACAATACCAATAATTTTACCATCATCGTCTTGCACAATGGACTCATTCATGATGTCATCGATGGCAGATTCAATTTCTGGTTGCATGGCCATTTCACGATAACGAGAAATAAGTTCTACTTCATTTTTAGCCGTACCATCTAAGTCAACATATGTACCATAATATGCAGCCGAGGAAATGGTTAATGCACCATCTTCATTCGATGGCGGCGTAAAAGATGGTTGTGAAGATTGTTCATCCTCGGTTTTTCTCCGAGCAATCTCAAAACCAAAGAGTGAGAATTTATTAGTTGCCATATGTTGTATTATTCCAATTCAATTAATCATAATTGGAGGACCGAAGTCCTCCAAACAAAAACATATTAAGTCGTAGTATTTGATTCCCAATACTGGAAAGCAAATGTTGCTGAGTATTCTTCAATAACATCATTAGAACCCCAATCTAAATCGATTGGTGCGATGTCAAGGGGGAATAATCCTACAAACTTGTACTCTTTCAATACATTACCAGTCTTACCGTATTGTGTAACAATTGCATCAACCGTGTACGATGAAGGACTTGTTGCGCCGCCTGCTCTAACATTTCCAGTATGACTATTAATAGAATTCATCCACGATTCGAGAGAATTACGAATCAAGAAGTTTTCATCATTAATAATCTGCAATGTCCAGTCAGTAAAGGTTCTGTTACCAGCAAACTTTAATTCACGACCAAAATAAAATACAGGAACGGTACCTACGGTAGAACCAGGTAACTGTGCCGATTTGGCCATAAAAGTTGTTTGTTGTCCAGCAGCAGTTCCGTTAGCTGCAATTGTTGGGAATACCAAAGAGACCGAGAATAGATTGGGACGGGCACCGTCACCAATCATATTTGCTCTAAATTCTGCTACATTGAATGCCATTTTGTTTTCTCCTATTCGTTAGTATTTATTAAGCTGCACCAACGACTGTTGTGAAATCAACACCAGTTCCAACTGCAACAAAATTGAGTTGAATAAAGTTGATTGAACGAGCAGGTTTGATATAAATGTCACCAACAAATTGGTTACTATCAATGACTTGTGGAGTATTATTTGTAGTATCACAAACAACACGGAAGTCAGTAATACCACGGCGACCTTGAACATCTCTGAGGAATGGAGTTACCAACGCTACAAACTGAGCACGAGTAAATTCATCGTTAAATTCAAACAATGAAAACTCTGCTGCTTTAGCAATTGATTTCTCAAGTACAATAAACAATCTACGAACATTAATACGATCAAACGCAGAAGGTTTGCTTTGTAATGTTTTATCTCCAAACAACACGATACCTTGACCAGGGAATGATACTACTGGATTAACACCAGCAGAATACAATACATCACGATAAGTTTTGTTAGGATTCCATGCCAATTTAATGGCATTTTTGATTGCGCCACGGTTGAATCCAGCTGGTGAGAACCATGGATCTCGCACGGTATCTGTATTAACACAGAGGCCAGCAATATCACCGTTCAATGGAACATAACGATACACATTGTTATATTTGTCAAACATATACTTCCAACCTGAATCGGCCACAACGTAAGAACTTGAACGAGCCAACGATGTTAACCAAGAAGCAATGCTTGTTGTTTCATTTCCAGCATTATTTACAACAGCTGAACTTGGAGGAGAAATAAACGCAACACAATCTTTACGAGAATTTACTACATTGTCAATAACATATTGTTGTACGTTAGCAGATGCATCACCTGTTAATACTAAAGAAATATCAATTAATTCTTTATTTGAAAACAAGTCATATGCCGATTCTAAATTGCCTTCACCAACAGTTGTATCAGTACCATTTGATAAAGACACGGTTTGAATAGCGGACAATGTGGCAAACGCTCTATCTGCTGTTCGTCCCCAAGTAGATGCGGTATTTGCATAATTTACAGGGTCGGTAGAGTAAACATACTTAGATTGATTAAACAACACTTGACGATAGTAATTTGTTGAACCATTCAATGTTGCATCTGAAGCTTTTGATACAAAACCATAAGTTTCTAATACTGTACCTTGTGTACCTGTAAATAATCCATCTTGATCTAAAACAACAATGTGTAGTTCATCATTAGAACCACCAGCATTTGTTGCATACTCTGAAGTACCTGGAGCACTTGTAAAGAGTGATTTATACGACCATGAATTAAAATTTGCTGCATTGTCGCAAACAGAGACAGCTAATGAATTTCCTAATACACCAGGATAGCGACCCACAAAAGCACCATAAGTGTTGGCATTATTGGCTGACAAATAAGAAGCTTCAAATACATCTGAATTTTTGATTTGAACATTTGCACCAGCACTTGCATTATTTGCCCCAGCACCAACAGCACGAACAACACTTAAATTGTTGCCATAAGCCAAAAATGATGCGGCTGTAAAGAAGGTGGCTGCTGAGTTTGCGGTTGGTTTACCGAATGTATTAATTAGTGTGAGTTCGTTATCTACTAAGATAACCTTATCTGCTGGGCCCCACGCAAAGGTTCCAGCAAAAGCACCGGCCGTAGTAAGTACCGAAGGAACGACTGTTGTTAAGTCGATTTCGGAAACATTTACTCCCGGGGAAATTTGAAACGCCATTTTATTCTCCTCAAATGAGTTGTGTAATATTTAAGCATTGAAAGCTATAACTGTATTTATTGTTTCTATATTTTTGGTGGGTTTAAACTTACAATTTTCAAAATGATATCTTTTTATATTGGTTATTCCACCAGATTTTGAACAATAAGGACAATCGATTCTTTGTTGTGTTCTTCCTGTTAATGAAATTGATAGGTTTTTTCTGTGTTGAACAGTTCTTTTTGGTAAAACTCTTCCTTTATTGGATAAAGATATTTTTTCTCCTCTTTCTGGATGTTTCTTACCTAACATCGAATTGGAACGGTTTTTTCTTGATTTTGTACTGTGTTTATATCCACAAGTACCATCTCCTCCATCAGTTTTGTTTCTTAATATACCAGTTTTTAAATCTATTCTACCATACCACCGAATCATTCTTCTTTCTAATGCCAAAGCACCAATCTCAGTAAGATTTTTTTCGATAAAAATGATTTGTGAATTGTTTTTTGGCGGATGAATTGAATCGTTTTTGCCTTTTTTTATTATTCTTTTATTTTTTCCCTTACCAATATAATAAGGAGTACCATCTTTTCTAAGATAGGCGTAAACATAAAAGATTAAATTAGTAGAATAAATAATCATGCTGGCATCCTTGCTGATGTTAGAGTAGGCAGGAATCCCCATTCCGTGGCCTACACTTATTTATGAAACACAGGATTTACATACTTCTGAAAAAATCTCTGGTATAAGCCGCATAGGTGTCTCCACCATCTGCAACCTCCCATACATCACCGCCTTCCACCATAAAATCATGTTTCAAACCATCTTCTATGATAGGGGCTGGTAAAACATCTTCATCTATTTGATTCATATTTTCCAACTGAATCTGTTTTCTTAGGTCATGATTAACAATTTCTCTGAAGTAGGCCTGTGTTGTTGCCCATGCAAAGATGACCAAAGTCATAGCCATATCATCATTTGCACCTTCTGCAGCGGCAAATGATGTTTTATGTTGTTCAAAAGTGGTTAACTCTGAGTAAGTATCAAAGTCGTTGATGATTAGCTTGTCACCTTCAATCAAAGTTTTAAGGTTAGAACAACCCACCGACTTGACCTGAGGAGACATTTTCAGTCCCATCTGAACACCTCTGGCAAAACCAGCAGATAACTGTTGTGGTTTTTTATTGCCAGTAAACACTTTCAATAGATTCTCATACTCTAAATCCGAATGAATAAAATCTGCCACTTGTGGATTGTTATTAATTTCAACCAAAACATAAGCATCATTGTACACTCTAGCCGCATTGACAATCACCGTTGGAAATAATATAGGTGATATTGACGAACTAGAATAGGTTGCAACCTGTTTATAAGGCGTGGAGGATATATCGATAACCGAAAATGTGGAACTGTCTAAGTTTTTACCTTCAGACACATCAACTGTAATACAATAGAGATGGTCTGATTTAGCATCATTTTGGCCTTCTTTGATAGGATGTTCGTATATTTTCATCTTATCGTGTTCTGCAATCGGGTTCATGTACCTCAATTGTTGCAACTTGTAACCAGAAATAAGTGTATTAGAAGAACCTAAAAACTCGGTTTCAAATTCTTGTGCAAACTGTCTTTCAGATGTATTTCGAATTGTTTCTTCTTTCCATGCATCGTCACGGCCTGGTACCATCGACCAATGAATCTCAAAGTTTTTATAGTTATTTCGACCTTCAATCGAATCCATCCATAGTTTATAGAATAGATTCATACCATTTGGTGTAGAAACAATAATAATCTTTGAGGACTTACCAGAGGAGATTACAGGATAGACTGAGTTAAAGAATTCGTTGGCAATATTGTTTGGCACGAAAGCAAATTCGTCTAAGAATACAATGTTAAACGAACCACCTCGGATCGCTGAAGATGATGTACTAGCCGCAATAACCTTAGACCCGTTCTCTAACTCTACGTTACCCTTGTTCCATGTCACCACGCCTTGTTGGAGCCATTGTGGTAAGTTTTC